TTTCCGTATGCTAAAAAGTTAGCAGCCGAAAAGAATGTTTCTACATTGAAAAGGTCTCCGTTCGCATAAGGTGCTGGATCACCGAACCTTGCAGCCAGCGTTTCTTCACTGTCTACTAAGACTCTAGTATTTCCTGGACCCCATTTGAAAACCCCTGCAATTGCGCCTTCTGTAGTAGAAACTGCTGGTACAACTGTACTTAAGTCAATTTCTGATACATTTACGCCTGGACTAACCTGAAATGGCATTTCAATTCTCCTTTATTTTTAATAGTGTATAAAAGCTCTCGATATATTTATACTTCCCCGTTTCTTAGAAAGTACTGTCTCTCTCGTAATCATAATCCCAGGTTCTTACGAGTTCGCCACCTTTAAATTCATCATCTTCTTCCCAGGAATTATCTGTACCCTTATCTATAAAACCAAAGGGTACGAGATCATCTTCCAAGGCTTTCGCATTTAACTCGTATAAGTTCTTTCGTATATCAATATCTGTTAATTCTTTGAAGTAATCCTGTTGGGATAACCATGCAAATAATACCAGACACATTACAAGATCGTCATTCTGTCCGTCCTCAGCTTCGTAACTAGTTCCTCTTTTGTTAGCTACGAATGTAGTAAGTTCAGCTAAAATATCAAAATCATTTAACACTAATCGATCGTTCTCGATTATTGTTTTTAGCATAGAACATCCTATCCTTTTTAGTGATGAGGTTGTTCTTACTCCCGGTTGGCTATCACCGCCACCAAAGCCACTACCAACTAATTGTCCAGCTCTACCCTTCCAAACAGCTCGTATTAAGGCTTCATATTCTAAATCATTGTGTAGTATGTCAGCGACTTGTTGGCCTATATCATTAATCTCTACCATTACAGACGCATTATTATATGCTCTAGCAGCATTGTATATCGCTTTAGGATATAATACTGGAGCTATAGTATTGTTTCTATAGGTAGCTACTATCTTATATGGGACCTGTGTAGCATCAAATACAACGAAGGCACTATAGTCACCGCCTACACCTCTACTTGTATCTACTGTTATAGCATATATGTGATCGGTCTTTGGTCGTTCAAAGATCTTCATGCTATCATTATGAGACATTGGTTCTTCATAAACCATTGTTCTTAATTTGTTTGCATCGATTAATGTATCCGATGACCCTAAGAACTCACATTCAAACTCAACTGCAAATTGTTTTTCAGAAGTGTTTCGAATGGTTTGTTCTTTCCATTTTTCATCTCTGCCAGGAACATCCCACCAGTTTACACTTACAGTTGCATAATCATTAAATCCTTTCTCTGCATCATGCCATAGTTTATAAAACATATTCATACCATTTGGCGTAGATGTAATCAATACTCTAGATGTTCTACCAGATGAAATGGTAGGATAAACAGAACTAAAGAACTCATCCTGCACAGTTGCAGGTACGAATGCAAACTCATCTAGGTATACTAAGTTAATAGACATACCCCTGACTGCCGAAGCAGATGTAGATGATGCAAATATCTTACTACCATTCTCTAATACGACACTACCTTTGTTCCATTCTACAACTCCTTGTTGTAAGAACCATGGTAAGTTCTCATATGCTAGCTGAAGTCTGCCAAGAATTTCTCTTGATGTTGCAGCTTTGTTAGCAAGAATAGCAATATTAAAATCTGGGTTGAATAATGCATAGTGTAACATGATCGCAACCATCGTGGTTGTCTTACCAGTCTGACGTGGCATCTTACATATTACAAATCTGTTCTCATTGACAGAATGCATAATATTCTTTTGGTAATCATATGGCTGATAAGGCATTAGACCTTCATCAATACTGACAATCTTAATATAGGTCTCACAGAAATGCACTACATCCTTGTTGCATTTAACTAACTCTTTGATCTCCTTCTCTGAAAAGTCTATTTCTATATTAGACTTTTTGAGCTTGGGATTTCCTAAATAATGATCAGCCATCTTTGTGTTGTTTTACTTTCCTGGCTCCACCTTCTAACATAGCTGTTAGTTCTGATGTGGATCCTACGAATAAGTTATTAGTAACTTCCTTCGGTCCCTGTTCTTCTGGGTGCATGTCTTTCATTTTCTTTTGTAGATCAATTAGATCTTTATTAGCAGATGATAAGGTACGAACCAAATCAGCCACAACTTCAAATGAACGAGGGTGCTGTGATTGTTGAGCTAGATCAACTATGCCATTAAGAGCATCTGTGCCTCTCTCAATTACATTGTATAAGTTTTCTCTAGCATATATGAAGTCATTCTCAAGTGTTTCATTACCTGCCACTTGAATAGGCTTCTTTGCTTCTGCAGGAACAATATCACCTTCCATAGGACTCACGTCCAATGCTTGGCTTATTGGATCCTTAGGGGGTGTCTTCTCCATTAAAATAATCCTCAAAATCAGTTATTATTGCATAGTTATCTCCAGACTTGATTAGGTCTGGTGCTATTGTTGCTGCAGCATTCGTGGTCGGATCTCTAAATTCATCCAACCCTGGTTGTTGTTTTATTCCCACTGCTGCTGTATTTGCTGTTAGCGTAGAATAGATGTTAGTATTAGCTTCGTTGATAATACCAACTTCCTTTACTGGTCCAAATAAATATGCTTTCATTACAAAACTCAAATTCCATATAAGTGCTCTTCTTGTTTCAAAGTCGCCCTCATACGTGTCTTGTGAACTTAGCCCCTGTAGTGTTATAGGGACGTCCACTTTTATATCCATATCATCCAAGAGGTTAATTGTACTAGTAAACTCCGGAGTAAAGAATGGTAAAATTTGTTCTAAAACTTGGGTAGCATCTTCTGCATACCTGACATATATGTTCATGTCAAAACTAATCTCGTACGGTACAGGATTAAAGACTCTTTTCCTTTTAGTTGGATCAGTAGAATCTTTTACTAAGTGCCTTGTCGTACTTAATTTTCGAGATGGGTCATACTGTAATGTGGTCATCTCAAATGACAATCTTGGTAAGTTGATTGCCTGTTGTTCATCTAAACTTAAATTTTGTTCTAGTCTAGCAGTAACCTTTTCTCTAGGCGCATATGTTAATGGAAGTTTAATCTCTGATATAACATTGCCACTACTATTCCTTCTCTTTATATGTATGTCATTAAATAACGTACCAAAAAGAATAATGTACTTTCTTAATGATTCGTGGTAGAATTTATTACCTAACATTAGAACGTACCTCCTTCACTGAATGGATCTTTATCTGTAAAGTCAATAAAGTTATCAGCTTGTGTTTCAATAAATGTGTTCTCGCTGTCCGTAATATCATCTTGATCATTCTCTGCGTAACCGCTAAGTATAATCCTCTCGCCTCTTTCATCATGGATAGGTAGTTCACCTGTCTCCATCATGAACACACCATTGAGCTCAATGTCCATTGATCTATTAGTTTCAAGTTTATCAATTTCTTGAATACCAGTATCAAATCTTTCACTGCTGTACTCAAACATCTCAAGTCTTAACTCATAGAATTGAAGAGCACCCATTTGATAGAATACTGGTTCGTGTTCTACAAAGTTAACTGAATATAGTTTATTGTTTAATGGGAACCATATTAAGTCACCCTCTCTTGGTCTAGTTAAGTTAGCTAGATCCGGAGCACCAACATCAGTTTCAAATGTTCTTCTTGCAACAGACATTGTCATTGTGTCTCGTTGCTCTACACCAAACTTAGATAAGAAGTCTCCTTCTCCTCCAAATCCTTCAACTGTATTAATATACATATCCGTTGTATAGAACTCTTTGAATATTCCTGAATCACTTTCGCCATATAGGCTATCATAATCGTAATATGTTTTCGGCAAGTAGTATGCCTCGATTCCATATATTCCAATGGATTCGATTATTAGATCTTCTATTAGGTTCTGTTCTGAACTGTTATTGAAGTTATTAAAGAAAACATTACGAGCCATTTTATCCTACCATATCTTCAGGAGGATGTGAGTATGATGTCGCCATTTCTTCTTCTAGTTGCTGTCTTTCTGCAACGGCGTCGTCATATATCTTCTGACCGTTAAACTGAACTCCTCCAGGTAATTGTAATCCTTCGAACTTTGTTAAGTTTGATCCCCATTGAATTTTGATAAGACATGATGCGTATCTTAGCAACCATCTGTCTTTGTATATGTCTGCATATGTAGCTGGATCCCATACCTTATACGCCTTACAAACGATAAAGGTTCCTGCTTGGGCTCTGTCCCAACTCATGTCTATATGCAGTTTATTTCCTACTCTACTATATCTGAACATTTGCTTACCGACTAGTATCTCTTCGATCATACGTATGTTTTGGAAGTTCATAAAGTAAGGCACCAGCTCATACCTTGAAAGGTCGTAGAGGTCGTTTAAGGCAATCTGATAACGTATATTGAATAGGTTATTGGTAGATGTAGAGTCTCCTATATCAAACAGATCTACAATACCAATGATATTGTCTGGTATTGTTATATAACCATTAGCCTTATCATCCATAGTAATTTCGTGTTTGTAGTATGTCTGTTCTACGCCATCAAAGTGATAGTCTTGATAATAGTCTAATGCCTCATCAACTCTGTCATCTACTTGATCTTCATCGACATTAATTTCAACTACAGGTTTACCTAGTCTTCTGAGACAATGTTCTTTAAATTCTGCTTTTGTTGTTGGTTTACTCATAGTACTATTTATTCTCCCCAGGAGATGTCGCCATTAGCGTAGTGAACTTTGAACACTCTGCCACTGTTATCTTCTAGGTCTGTTCCTATTCTAACATCGCCTTCAACATCCAATGTTGCTTGAGGATTGTCTGTTTGAATACCTACTTTATCTGATGTAGTGTTGGCTACTAGAAGGTCGTCATCATCAGATGCACCTAATTTTTTACCACTACCTGATTGTTTGCTTGCTTTAATTTTAGCTGCAGCATTACCAACATCCTTTCCTCTTGATGCATCCGACATTAGTGATGCCATGTGTCTTGCTTTACTAGCCATCTATTCCCCCCACGCTATATGTCCATTAGCATAATAAACTTTAAATGCTCTATCACTATTGTCCAGTAAAGTATCTTTGATCTTTACATTTGCTCCAAAGTAAGCATTGCCATCTACTTATAGTAAATGAGCTGGATTGGTATTACCGATACCAATGTTGTTATTAGCTGCGATTGTTATGTTGTTAGATGAACCAATAGCATATGACATGATCTGCAACAAGTCATTGTTAGATGCTCCATCAGTTAATATGACGTTAGCACCATTGGTTGCTGTATAGTCTTCTGTGTTTTCTAGTAAAACACCATTCAAGAATACGTGGATGCTATCAGATGTTCTGTATCCTAGACTATTACTGTTGTCATCATTACCAGCAAAGTTAGTTTGACCTGTGCTTGCTGTAAACTCATATTCGGTAAATGCAGAGAACCCAGCTGCACCGGCTTCATTAGTCCAGTAGAGTTGACCGTTACCATATGTTTTTAAGATCTGTCCTGTTCCACCATCTTCGGCTGGAAAGGCCTGTGCGTTGATTGTTAGGGATGATACATTGGCTCCGACTTCAAACACAGCAGTGCCATTAGCTGAGTACATAATACCATCTGTGGTATTAATCGCTAATTCACCTGTTGATAAAACTGAAGTGTTTGGTGCGTTATTAGTTACCGCACTTCTCTTCAACTTAATAGTTGACGCCATATGTATCCTCTATCTATGCTTATATAAGCAGAGTTTAAAGCCCCTTATATAAGGGGCTATAATATTATTTAGTAAGTCCCGCCGTCAATGATTGCGTCTAGCTGAGCTATTCCACCACCAGTTAAATC